CTACCGGTACATCAGGCTCAGTGCCATCAAGGTATCTACCAGGATGGTCAAGGCCACCAAGCCATGATGGGAATTCTGGTACCAATTGGTACTTTCGAACTCTCTCATATATAGGTCTGTTAAAGAGGATAAGAGTATCCACTGCATCACAGACTCGTGAAATCATCTCACGATCATTCCAATACGATACCGTAGAGGAGATCTGGGAGATATGAGACAGGATGGTAATAGTACCACCTGGATCATTGATAGAAAACAGCCTCGGTTTAAGACAGTCTAGAAAGACCCAACCAAGAGAACTTGGCGTCTTAATCGCGGCTTCCTCAGTAAACGTACAGTAATATTCAGAGGAATAGAACGTACTCTCACTTGGCTGAAGGCCGAGGATCACATACAGAAGTATGAGGAACCTCCGCACTTCAGGCGGATCGGCGAAGCTCATATCTATGAGGTCATCGCCGCTCTGCGTAGACAATTCCCCGAATGACAACATAGGTTGATCAAGGAAGTCCTGAATGATATCATGGTGTAACAACACGAACGCCTTTGCGTCATCCACTGTCTGACCTCCGTAGAAGTCGAACTGGAACATGAAATCATGTAAAACCGAACGAATTGCGCCACTCGTGACGTTCAAATACGTTCCGGATAAACCCTCTCCCATCATGATCCCACATCTGTGTTCATGCTGGGGAGGCTTATGTCGCGATACAAAGTCCCTCTGGCTGCAGCCAACTTGTACGGCGAATCGCAAGAAAGATGCGTTCTCCCGCCTGGAAACAGACGTGACAAACCCATCAAGCAGTGTTCTAACATGTCTCCGCGGAGGCGTGTCAGTTGCTGTGTGAAGATCGGCGGAAAGGCCCGTCCTGAAGGACGCGGAAGGGTGACGGAAGTCAGCCACTCCCCTACGGTCTCCTACGTTGAGAGCAACGAGGAAGTCGTAAAGCTTTACTTTTGAAAGCAATCCGATCTTAATCATCGGGTCGGTTCTCATTGAAGAGTCAAGAAAGAACCTAGCTACCCCTTGAATTATTGCTACCGAGAGTTTCACAATAGTGATAACGCGGGCCTTGAAACCCTCCTCGGATAAGGTATGAACCTTTGAAGGTAGGGTACCTTCGAACATAAGTTCAGGTACCATACTTCCAAGCACCACATACGGCGATGATGAAACTACCATACCAGAGAACTGGTTGTGGAGTTCCAAAATCGCCCACAAAAGACCAAACAAACCCAACCGAGCATCAGCTCCGGAGGGGTGCCGGGCAATCCCCGGGTACATCACATCTGTGATGGGTACCCCGATTGCCCAGTCTTCTCGACGTAATGCTAAGTTACCTAGCACGTCATACAAATCTGACGCGGGACCAGAAGGTACCAGTTCATCGATGGTTTTCAGAAGAAACCCATCTATGACTCCAGATACAAACTCAGCTAACTTACCACCAGCATCTCTTGAATAGTCAAATGATGAGTGGGAGTTCAATGGGATCCTTGATGAGAGTGATGACAATTCACACATCTCACCAAAGGATCGACCAAACGAAGTAAGGTCGAATGTGACCATGGGAATAGTCCCAGTAGTCTCAAAGAACCCCACCTCGGATTGCACGCACTTTTCGGCATCCGCGCCGGGGGACGCGCGACCAAGATTGGAAAGCGGTAC